GTCCTCTTGTAATATCACAAGCCATAATTATTTTATTTTAAAAGTTAAATAAAAGGGGAGTATATTACAACTCCCCATTTAAAGTATATATTAGCCCCAAACAGTACTTCCGTATACACCATCTGTTGCAACTGCAGTTTGTACTCCTACTGCAAAGTTCATAACAATTTTTATGTTATCTGAACCATCATATTGGTAAGCAGGTATTAATTTTACCTCAGTCCAATCAGTAGCATTGTTAGTTCCAAAAACTAAATTTTCAGGATAAGTAGCAACGATAACGTCATTAAACATTCCAGGACAAACGTAAATAGGGAATCCCATATAAGTTATAGAATCAAAGCTACCCGCAGCACCTAATGCTTGGAAAGTAGTAGCAGAAGCTAATGCTTGACAATAGAACGAGTAAGTTGTAGCGTTCATATAGAAACCAAAACCTGGCTTAGTAAGTAATTGTGGAAGGTCAGCAGCTACTTTAGCATATACTAAATTTAAATCATCAATAATGTCTGCAGCAGCTAAAGCATCACCAAAATCTAATTCAGTAAAGTCTTTCATAGCACTTAAATCTGCCCCTGTTTCATCTTGATTTCCGTCATCTGATAAGAAACCTGTTCCAAAAGGAGAAGATCCCTGCCAGATTCCTATTTCTAATTGTCGTGCTGCGTTTGCTGCTACAACCTGTAAAACGAAGTCAGAAAAAGATTGCGGTAAATTACCATTTCTGTCCATTCCTTGACCCAACCAGGTTGGAAAGACTGTTCCTCTACAAATTTGCTCATTTACTTTAAGGTCAGTCAAAGTAAGAACTTGCTCACTGGTAGCTATTGTAGTAGTATCATCAAAGTCACACCCTGCACCTTGTACTGGGTTCGTTGATGATATATTATTGATTACTGCACTTTTTGTTAAACCATCTATTTGTCTAACATAGCCTTTAGTAACTGTGTCAGGCGTTCTAACGACAGCAGTTACATAGGGCATCGCATGGACTCCTGCATAAGTATCTCCAGAGATATCTATGTCAGTAGCAAAATCACGCTTTTTTGAAATTGAATATTTTCCCATTTTATAGTTATTTTAAGTTATTAATGTAATATGCTGCCCTCTCTTGATTAGACAGTTTGTTTAAATCAACAGTTGAGTTAAAATTTGATCCTTCAGGGTTGTAAGAAATACCTTCCGTAGCAGGTTCGCCACTTAATTCAACTATTTTACT